TCTTCTTCCGACACCGGGTAACTCAATTACGGTTCCTTCCATTTTACATTGAGTGCAAAACCCCACCCACTTTAGATGGGGAGTTGCACAATTACTACACTTGAAGTGATACGGTTTTCTTACTGCCATAGGCCATCTGTAACCTCTTCAAAATCTCGATAGTTCTTATCGATATACCGCATAACAGGTGGTACCCATGTCAGTGTAACAATTCCAGTTCTACCTAATCTATTTTTCTTGACAATAATCTCCACTTCGTCCTCATCAGGCAAATACCCTGATTGGTCGTAGTAGCTATCTCTATGCATAAAGATAACAACGTCTGCACTTTGTTCAATTTCACCAGAAGATCGAAGATCAGATAGCTCTGGCCGTCTGATGATCTTTTTGTCATCATCACCATAACTTGTAGTGGTTGACGGCTGACGAGAAAGCTGGCATAGTAGGATCACAGGGCATTTTAGCTCACGGCCAAGGGCTCTAAGGTCTTTCACAGCGTCCCCAAGGGCTTCTGTGAGGTTCCTATCGTTGAGCCGCATGATATGAAGGTAATCGACAACAATTAAACCTATCTCACCCTTTTCAAAAAATTTCTGTCTAGCTACCGAGGAAATATAGCCCGCATTAACAGCACTCGTATCATCGATATGAATGTTATCAAATACATCCACTAGCCTTTCTTTAGCGGCGTCAATTTTAGCCACATCTTTACTATTACCAATGAATGCACCAGTAGCAATATCTTCATGGCGTACACCAGATTCTAGAGACAAGAGCTTCTCAAATATTTGATCCCTTGGCTGCTCCAAGGAAAAGAATAATACGGGCCTATGTTCCCCCACATTCCGTATTATATTGACAGCCATGGTAGTCTTACCTACATTGGTTTTAGCTGCTAACACAATCAAACCTTGCAGTTTATGAAGTACAAGATCAAGAGAGCGGAACCCTGTTTTAATGCCTGATGTATCGTGTACACGAACACCAAGAGTTGCTACGAATTGTGCGAACGCTTCTCGTGTAGACTCCATGGAATTTTCTGACACTCTAGTTCGTAGGAATTTGGAAAATTTTTCCTCTAGCCTACTCAAAGCTTCAGAAGCATCAATATTATCCTGATAGCAGATTGCTGCTATCTCTCTACCTAACTCATAACCGTCACGAAGTTTAGATTTTGCTTTGATAGTCTCTGCATAATATAGAATATTAGAAAGGCCGGGAAGAATAGCGTCACTATCGCGTACCAATTGTTGAAAATACTCTTTGGTATCTGGATCAGTTAATCTGCTTTCTACAGCAATAGAATCTAAATTATTAATATCAATATCAAGAATCGCTTTGTAAATTTCCTCATGTCTTGGACGAAAGAAATCACCTGCTTCCAGAATTAGGGATACTTTAGGAAGAACAGAGGGGTCAGATAGAATCCCTACTATTAGGCCCCTCTCAGCCTCTTCAGCAAATGGTACGCTCTGCATTTAAATTCCTGTTGTGTCAGTTTGGGAAGAACCAAACCATGCCGAAGGGAAATAATTTCCAGCAAACAACGCAGGCTCGTCTGCTTCCGCTATTGCGTATACCATATTATCAAGGGCATCCCGTGTAAGACTTATTTCAAATGCTCGTCCGTCTATATGCACATTAAGAAGAAACCTGTGAGAATTCTTTTTTCCACCACTGACAACCCACCCCTGTACAGGATGATTGAAAGTCCAATCATCCTCATTTGGACTATAGCTTAATTTTACTCCACGAAGATTACCGTTTTTCTTGTTTAACTCACTCATCGTTGTCTCCTAATGCCTTTCTCAATCGTTGTTCTAATTCTTCATTTTGTAGCTCGACACGTTGTTTTGCTTTCTGTAGATTTAAAGCATACCTATCAGCAGATGTTATAGCCTCTACCTCTTCATTGACTTTGGATATAGCAATTGCAATAACATAGTTAAGAGGATCACCTTCTAAATTTCTTGTACTAGCTGCTATAATAGATTCGAACATAATTGTATGTCCGAAATTTTCTACAGCTTCAAAAAATCTAGCGGGTTTAGAAAGGGGGGCTTTCAACAGTGTTTTGTAAAACTGAATCCAGCCCCCTCTTCCCTCCTGACTTGTGATAGCAAACCAATCGGAAATCGTTTTGCCCACAAGCTACTCCTTATTCGATACCCCTAAGAGCATTTAACTGATCCATTGTTGCACCTTGAAGCATCAAGGTAATTTCTTCCACGGTGTTAGGCTCACTTAGAAGTTCTAGATCAAATGGAACCTGTGCTTCGCCGGTATCAGGGTCAAGCAATTCCTCGTCCGTAATTACTTGCGGGTCTTTTGGAATAGCAGTGATCACTCGATCCCGGCCCACACCTTGTGTAGTAAAGGTGATATCGTATTCGGTAATATCTTTATCAAGATCAGTCATCTGCATTTGCTGAATAGCATTGAGGTTTTGATTGAATAGGCGTGGGCCTGATTCCAAAATCTTCAACTTGTTCAGCGGTGCAAAATCATGCCCCTTCAAGCTAGCATCGCAGTTAACACAAGTCTTACTACTTGATGCTGCACTAACCTTACCGGGTGTGGCAGTGTTGCAGGATTTGCATGTTGTATAAGGTGTACGATCTATAACATTTACAACGAATCTACGTCTCGCGTAGTTAGCTTTTCGATCTTCATTGTCTTTTGGTAGATCAGCGTATTTGATTTCTACAGGACACTCATAAAGTTCTCCGGGAATGTTAGGACATACGGCCCCCATTCCTCGCCCACCGTTTGCTTGTGGGATAAAGTGTTTCCAAACGGTTCTAGCATGGTTGTCTAGAATCCTCAAAACTGTTCTATATTCGGGTGTAAATTTCACATAGTCTGCGCCAGTTCGCTTGCGTGTATCGGCATAGCTTCGGGCTTCGTCGCTAAACGGCATATTGCTTGTCCCTCCTACGGACTTCGTTTGGAATCTCCACACTTGGGAAATTAACCTTCTTCTACTATATCAAAAATGGGGTCTAAAAGTCAACCTAAAACAAAAAATCGGGGAGTCACATTTCTGCAACTCCCCGAGGGGCGCGACGTGCCTAACGGCCCGCTACCTCCACCAAGTAAGCCCTAAACTGCGTCAGGACTTGCTACATCTGTTAAAGGTGTATTATCAAATACTGTATTAACAATTTGTACTGGCTGTGCTACCGTTGAAGGTACACCCTTAGTACCGGCTTGCCCATCCTGTACGTTATTGACAATACTCGCCACAACAGAGGCTAAGTATGCTGCGGCTGCGGCTGATCCTGTTGCAACCAAAGCTAAGCCTGCTGCTGAATCAGTACCTCCTACGGAGACTCCTGCTACTAATGTTAGAACAATTGGAGCAACACGTCTAACTATATGACCATTAATAAACTCGGGTAAGAATTTGCTATCGAATGTGCCTGAATTCCAAGCCGCCCACACACCCGTTACGACATCTAGCCCAACTGCAACCACCAAACCGTACAAAATTGGTACTAAACCTGCTGATGCGGCTTGAATGTTTGCCAAAATTTCTGAAAATGCGTCCATCTATCTCTTCTCCTATATCTTTCTTACGTTTGGATAATCTAACAAATCAACGAATATACCTTCATAGGCTCCATCTAATATTTCTGCAAACTCTCGCTTTCTTCCTTCCCAAACTAGAGGAATAATTGTACCATGCGAAGCAGAAAATCCTCCCTCTGTATGTGCTTGTTTTCTAGAAACAGAGTATCCATCCTCTTTATTTCCTGAAATATCATATTCCCAATAAGTTCCTACCACTCTTGCCTTACCGGCAATAATAGGGGGTTTTGGTAACGCAATAATTTTACTTCGGGTTGGGTATAAACAATATGTAGTAGTAAATCTTGTGTATCTTGGTAAATCCTTCATAGATTTATCAAGTTGTCCTCTTGTTATTCGATCAAAGGCAGGTTCCTCCGGTCTTGATGGTGAGTTGTGATTTGGATCACGAGTTAGAAAATCATAATGTGGCGAAGCTGTAAGGTGCCTTTGATACTTTGTTGCTAGTATAGCATGAGCACCATAAAAGTCACACTGTGTTCTTCCTCCTACTTCTGCTTTTGGATATCCACAACGTGTTTTCCAATTTGGATAGGTATGTCCCGCCACTCCTACGAGAACAGGGCCATATGTTGAAACTTTGTTAGCAACAAAGAAAGCATCTGATCCGAATGCTGTATTATACCATGTTATGCCAAACTGCCTCAAGGCGTTCAGCGTTTCTATATGATTCAGGCCAGTACAGGGATGCTCATTAAATGAAGTTCCTGCTTGCGCTCTTTGTCTAATATAAGATAAGCTATAAGTTTTTTCTTTCCAGTATTCCACCAACATTTGAATTACGGTATCTGTACAACAAGAACTTCCACCACAGGGTGCGCCTAACTGCCCGAATTGAAAACGTGCTGGGTATACTAATGGGTCTTTATTATGCGGTAATGGCAAATAGGCTCACTCCTTTAAACATTAATAATTTTTGATTTAACAGGATTTTTAATATACACAACAGTGGCATCAGGATCAGCTAGGGTGGTGCCGATAAATAATGATCCCCAAGCTGGATCGTTATTTGGGAAACCAAGAAACCAAGCATTACCCGGCGTTCCGTTGAACTTCTTTAAGAAATCGCCACTTGTACTTCTATACAACTCCATGCCAACGGTAACAGGATACTTTTGTACTATTCTTCCTGTTGCCCTATCAAATGCTGGTCCTGCGTAAATCATGTCGTCTCCTGTATTGTACCCTCCGTTGGGGAATTGATACTCAATCATATCGTTGATAATATTATTAACATAGTTTAAATGCCCTGATGATCCGGGAGGTTTACCTATCCAGCGGGCAGTAGCGCCATATATGGTACTCAA